CATTAATGGCGAGTATGCTGCTCACTCGGCTGCGTTGCGTGGAGTGCAAAGTTGGTCTGGCGTGAGAGCCATTCCGGTGGTGGCTCAAACGCAGACTTTGCCTTTGCGCAACGAGACGGTGCCTCCTGAGTCGATGGCCCTATTTGGAAGTGGGTTGTCGATGAGTGGTGTTGTGATGCGTTGGTTCCAATTGTACGTTGGAGCGCTTGGCTTTGCCGCCATGGTTCGGCGGTATGATGGGGGGATGTTGCCCCCCGAGGTTGAGCGTTTCAAGTGGTGGTTCCTTTTGTGTTGTGAGTTGTATTATTTCTTCTTGTTCGCATGGCCTCATTTGGGGTACCACAATTCTTGGAGCTGGTGGCACGACATTCTTTTTAACCATACATCGTCCACGTGGGTGTGGTTGTTGATGGTTGATTTTTGTTTCGTTCGGGCTTTCCATTGGTTTCGCCAAGAGGCTCCCCGTGGGAGGGGTGCCTTTTGGGTTGAAGCCTATCAGGCTGTTCGTGATTTTCCTCTGTTGGTCGGAGCGGTGGTCTTGTGGCCTTTTGGCTTAGCAGTGACTTTTGCTGAGAGGAAGTTTGGTTGGAGAAGTGGTCAGAGGCCGTCGGGACGCGTGTGGGCTGTGTTTGTGTGTGGCTTGCTCGGATGTTTTGTGTGGTGGTACTCGTGTGTTGTGTTTGTTTTTCCTTTTTACTACCATCTCTTGTTTGGGATGGGGGCGGCGCCTGCGCAGGTGCAAGCCCCCGTTGCCATTACGGAGAGTGAAGTGGATGAGAGCCGTGTGTTGGCTTCTTTGCGTCTTTGTGTGGTATTCCTTTTTCTGGTGTGCTGTTGGTACATTCCTGGTACCATGGCCTTTTTGGTTTTGGTCATGGTCCTGGTGTATTATCTTCTCAGAACTAATAGTCGTTTAGTTGCTGGGTTGATTGTTTCCAGGGGACGAGGCTTGTACGTGGCGGCTTGTTTTTGGTACGCGTATTGTGTTGCGCGAGATTTTGTTGTGTTTGTGTCTGGAGATGGGTTTAAGGGATTTGTTCGTGGTACTGGAGAGTACACGTACAAGTTCTTGAGAACCGCTTTCGACAAGATTAACAAGATCTTTGAGAATCCCTGGGTAAAGAAAGTTGTCCTGGCTGCGGCTGGGGTGGCGATTGCTTCGTACCTTCGTTCTGGAAAGGAGAAGAAGGTTGTCGAGGCCCAAGTTCAGGGTTTTTTGATGCCAAAAGTCGCGGACCCGGAGTATAAGGTCGGTGTTGACGAGTCTTTGCGTGAGATGTTTGGCGGGTTGGTGGCAATGAAGGAAATATCCCCCAGTGAGGGGGTGGTCCGACAGATGCTGCCTGCTGGGCAAGGAATGCAGATGTCAGCATTGGACCGTATACGTAGGAATTACATGGCTTACCATATCCTTGAAGTGGATGGGAAACCGATGACTTCTATGGTTGGCGCTCAGATCGCGTTGCGCGTTGGTGGAATGAGTAGGTGTATGGGCCATGGTTGGCCCCTTAAGTTCTCCAACGTGACGGTGCGTTTGTCGGATCCGTACGTGCCCGGTTGCTCGGAGACTTTTCTCGTGGATTTTGATTCGGTGAAAAGGGTTCCAGGACAGGGGTTGTATTTTCCGTCAACCTTCCCAGAGGGGAAGGGTGATCTGGAGCGCACGTTCTCGGTAGATGGATGTGCGGCTCCTAAGGGGAGCAAGGTGGTGATGTTGTCTTTTGACTACAAGAGTGACCTCTATGGTGAGGTTGTAGGTACAGAAAGAATATCCCATCCTTCCATTTATCCGGGAGAGCCGAGTTACTATGAAGAAGTGACTACGGTTCTGTGGGAAGATGGGAAAAAGACAAAGACGGGTGATTGCGGGTTTGCGTTGTTTCGCATCTCGGGTCCGTCCTATGTTCATTCTGGTTTTCTTACTGCTGGGCAGTTGCTCGAGCCGTGCCATTCTTACTTCAAACCACCCCCTGTCGGTGGAATGAAAAAGGAGATTGAGGCGGTAGTGGGTAAGGTTGCTCTGGTGCAAGGGGCCGCTCTGTGGAGCGTATCCGGGACTTCTCTGGTGGAGGAGTTGCCGGAAGCCGATGTTTCGTTGCAGTTTCCTGGGAGTGGCATTATGGCGTATGCCATTTCTAGGGATAAGTGCAATGTGCATGTGGTTGGTTCCTCTCCCGTGCAAACTCCTCCTGCGAGGAGCCAGTTGCGTCCTTCTCCTTTCATGAAGGAAGTGACTGAAGCTCTCAAGGAGCATTGTCCTGGTAAGGTTTACCGGACTCCAATGTTGCAAACCGAGGTGAGGTTTGACACGGATATCCAGGCGAACCGCATGGTCTCTCCCTTTGAAGTTGGGATGGACCGTAGGCGGGTGCCTGGAGTGTTTATGGTGGATGGCCTCAAAGAGTTTGTGGCTGGTCTAACTAGGCATTTGGAGGCTGGTGTTTTGCAGGGAGAGGGGAAACCCTTTGCCCTGGACGAGGTTTTTGCTCGTTTGCCAGAGATGGCCCCTGTCGATCCCACTCGCGCGGCTAGCGAGGGTGAGTCTGGGAAGAAGGGGACCTTTATGGAAGAAGTGCAGTTTTTCGATGGAACGTGGACACGCAGGGCTGATGCCCGGTTGCGTGCTACGGTTGAGAATCGAATGCATCGTCTGGCAAGGGGTGAGATTCTTCCTGGGCGGAGTTCGACCTTTACGAAGGATGAGTTGTTGTCGGCAGCGAAACACGAGAGTGGAGCGACTCGGCTCTTTGAGAGCGAGCCGTTTTCAAATAACGTGTTAAACCGCATGTTTCTTGGCCCTGTGCGGGCCAAGTTGCTGAAGACGATGAAGAAGCTTGGGTCCATGATTGGGATCAATGCTTCCGGCCCTGAGTGGGTCGAGGTCCATCGTAGGTTGTCTCCGTCTATTGACGGTGACTTCCGTAGGGAGGGGGACTACAACAAGTTCGACAAGTCGTTTGAGTATGTGGGTCAGATGTTGATCCACCATGCGATTTGGAGAATGTTGTGCAAGTTTTACTTCGCGCAGTCGGCGCTTGAGAGGTTTTTGGCGTGTTTGCTCTTGCTTGAGCTGCGCGTTCTTCGCCATGTTGATGGCGCTTGGGTATTTTCATACCCAGGAAACATTTCGGGGTGGTTTTTTACCACCGAAGTTAACACGTTGCAGAACATGTTTTACTGGTTCATGGTGTACTGGCGTGTGTTTCGCCTTCCGTTTGATGAGTTCGTGGACAAGGTGTGTTCGTCCTTGGCGTTGTATGGTGACGACGTGGCCAAGGTTGAACGCTTCTGGTTTAGCGACGTGATGAGTGCCGACCGGGTGGTGCGTGAGATGGCGTACCTGGGTCAGACCATTACTTCGCTTGACTTTTCGAAAGGAGAGTTCAAGGATACGGGAGACGTGACGTTTTTGAAGAGGCGCTTCAGGAAGGTGGACGAGGAGCATGTATATGCTCCCTTGGAGTTGTCCTCTGTCTTGAAGTCGTTGTTGGCGTACCGTCCTAGTGGTAACGAGGATCAAGATTGGTCTCGTCACTTTTCGACGGTGCAACAAGCTTGGGAGGAGGCGTTCATGCATGATGACGCCACGAGGGATGTGATTCGTGGCGTGTGTCGTAGGTGCATGGCACACTTTCCTCCCCAGTTTGAGCGGTACTCGTTCAAGTCCGACCAGGAACTGAAGGCCCGATGGGAGTCGGGGCAGTTCAAGGTTTGGGACCTGTAGACAGCCGTCGCGCTGGAGAGCGCGGTAGAAGTACTCAGTCTCGACTGAGTGTCGAGCAAGTAGTG